GTATACAGTTTCTGCCTTTTGTACTAGGTAGCTTCCTAAGTGTCCTTTAGCGCCTCTATCGTTCTTATTTTCGTGCAGGACCGTAACTAGGTTTAGGTTCTTATCTGCGCTTATCTTCATTAGCTTACTAACCAAAGCTATAGCTTCGGGTTCCTCGTTTACCCCGTTAGCTACGTCTACTATACCGTCGATAATACATAAGCTAATACCTTCTATACGTCTTAGGGCATATTCTATAATACTTAGCCTATCTGCGTTAGTATCTGCTCTACGTAGTGCGAAGTACTTTAATCGTTCCTGGCCTACCTCTTTAGGTATTCCGGCTAAGTGTAGTATTCTTTGGTTCACTCTCTGCGCGTGGTAGTCTCCTTGCTCAGTATCGAAGTATAAGACGTTACCTTTTACTATTCCAGCTTTTAGCAGGTTCTCGCTGTAGCCTTCTCTTATCGCTGCGGCAGCCAAGGCGCTAACAAAGTAACTCTTTCTACTCTTAGCCTTTCCTTGCACTAGGCTTATATTCCCGGCAGTAGCCAGCGTATAAGTTTCTAGTCCTAGCTTTAACTCTAATACGCTAGGCGGGTTTTTTATTTCTTCCGTAGGATCAAGTAAATACTTCTCTAGCAGGTCCTCGGTAGGCTCTGCGCTCTCTTGGGGTTCGCTTAGTGCCTCCTCGTACCTTTCTACCTCGTTTAGTTGCTTTGGCTTTTGGGCTCCGTAGCCTTCAGCTCTTAGAGCTTTAGCACTTTCGCTATAGTCACAATTATACTCTAAAGCTGTTACTAGTGTATAGCTGTTATATATCGTTTCTGCTTCTAGAGCTGTGCTAGTGGTCCATACGTATAAAAGTCCGGAGTCCTTAAATATTTTACCGCTGTCCGGTGCTTCACTTTGTCCCGGTCTTTTAACGTATATAAACTTACTATCCTCTCGTACTATGGTCCAGCCGTGGCTTTGTATTACCGTTAGGCAGTCTACTTTTTCTTTATAATCGTCCCAAGGTGTAAGCTCGTCGCTGTCGTTTAAGCTTGGTTTAGGTGCTTTGTAGGTTACTTCTACTTTAGGAGTCTCGTCTAACTCCCTAGCGCAGTCCAATAGTATAGCCCTTTCTTCCGGGGTTATAAACTGTATGTTACTCGCTTTAGTCTCTAGCTTGTAGCCGGGAGTAGGCCAGGCGGCTACTTGGCCTCCTATTCCTCTAGTCTCGAAAGTAACCTCTTTAGCTTTGTTCTTAGCTAGCTTTTGGTTCCCTTCGATAACCTCGCAGCGGTACATAAAATGAAAGCCACCGCTAGGGGTTTCTTGTATTACTAGCTTTGGTAATATGTCGGGGCCGTTAGCTTCTAGTAGTGCTATATACTCTTTAAACTCGTTCCCGGTAAAGTGTTTAGCGTCTATATCTAATACCTCTAGGCCGTTATACCCACAAACCAAGCCGAGGCTATCCGTAGTAAATAGGTTAAGATCTTCTATAGGAGCTTCTTTGTACTTTGTCCAGTCCTTTAGTAGTGGTCGCTTTTGTCCACTTACTAAAGGCACCGGGCTAAAGCCGTGCTCTATATATAATTTAGCGGCCTGCTGTATATCTTGCATTAGGTTTGTTTATAGTAGTAGTTCCCAGTTGTTTTTATACTGGTCGTATTTGTTGTTATCGTTCTTAGGATCTAATGTAACGCTGCTTTTCTCTACTGCTCCAAAAGGTATTATATAAAAGGTGTCAATGTACCAAATGTATATGCCATAAAAGTCTACCTCGTTAGCTTGGTATTTTCTATAGGTTGGGTTAGTGCTTTTTATTCTTCTATGAAGCATTGAGCTAAATACATTACTTAGGCGCTTATCCTTGCTAGCGTATTTTATTTGGATCTTATATAGGTTTCTGCTGTTATCTATTATACAGTCGTAAGCGTAGCCTTCTACAGCGGGTACTAATACTTTTAGGTCTAAGCTAATCGCAGTACTTATAAAACGGTATTCAGCTAGAGCTCCTTTATTCCGGGTATTCATCGGATAGCGTTATTATAATTTGCGCCGTGTTCGCTGGTAGTGATTCCTTCCAAACCAAAAGCAAGTGTCGAAAGTATTTAGGGCTATCGTCCTTAATCCAGCCCAAGGCTTTAAGAGCGTCGCTAGTGAATTTAACAGCAATAATACTGTTATCCAAATCGTAACGATAACGAACATTAGCAGTAACTCTAAAGCTATTATAAGGAGGTCCTTGATTAAAACCCAATTGCTCTTTAACCTCTTTAAGTGCAGCGTCTTTAGCTTTCTTTCTTTTTGTCCAATGTGAGCCGGCATAAAAACTATTTAAGCTAGGTACTTTACCTAGCGTTAGTACTATCTCTTTATTCTTCCTGGTCTTCATCCTCGCACTTGCAGTCGTAGTATTCTTCTAATAAACAGCCGCCGCAGTTCTCGCAGGTTTCCTCTTCGTACTTGTAGTAGCTTCTTAGGTCGTAGTCTAGTCTATCCATTAGCTTAGTCTTTCTCTATTCCGTTTTCGTCTCGATCTCTTAAACAAAGGTCTATAATTGTCATAGGCTTATTGCAGTTGCAGCTCATTATAAAGTTATTGTTGGATGTACATAAACATAGACTAAAGCCAATACACTTAATGCAAACATCGCTATAGTAAACGATAATAAGTAGAATAGAATCTTTGTTTCTTTCTCTTGCTCACTCATCTCTCTTTGGTTTTATTATACTCGTCTACTTCAGCTCTAAGCATTGCCAGCTCCTCCAGGTCTAGCCCTAGTATTAGCTCCACGTTGCTTTGTATCTTCGTCAATAGCTCCGGATCTTCTTTGTCTAAAGCTGCTAACGGATTCTTTATTCCTCGCTCTAGCTCCTTCTCCGTATTGCTTAACAGTTGCTTTAGCTTATGCTTATATAAAGCCGTCCCCTTGAGCTCGTCCATTTGCTCTAAAGTGGCCTGCATTAAAGCTACTAGCTTTACCGCTTTTTTAAATAGTTCAAAGCGCTCCATTAAAAGAGGGTTTTTTGTTCTTCCTCATCTTTAAAGCGTTGGTTAGCTTCTGCTAAATTTATAACAGCTTGTTTATAGTAGCTATCTTTTAATTCAATACCTATAGCTTTGCGGCCTAAACTTACCGGACTGTAAACCTCACTACCTACACCCATAAAAGGAGTAAGTACTGTTTCTCCTGGGTTGCTCCAAAGATCTACGCATCTATCTATTACGTCTAATTGTAACGGGTGTACGTGCTTCTCGTCATCGTCTTCCCTTGAATCTCTAAAGGGTAACACGTTGTTTATTCTAATATCGTCCCAAACCGAGCTAGCGTAGCGCTGCCATATATAATGGTTTAACTTAGTAATTCCTTCCGGCTCGTTTACATTGTTTAAGTGCTCCCATAACTGATCTGCGTTAAAGTCGCTCTTATTAGCATTATTCCAAGCTTGTAAGATATTTGGTAATATTGGAATTTCTCCGTAGTATTTATTTAGTCCGTGTTGATGGGTTACCGGTACTTCTGCCTCGCCCTTTCTTTTAAAGATTAAAAGGTAATCGGGCTGTGCTGGGAAGCATTGCGTAGCATCTTCTACTATAAGCTTGTGCATTAAACTTTTTACCATAGTACGCATACGTACTTTAAGTGGCTCCTTCCAAATAGTTACACGTCCTTTATATTGAAAGCCGTGCGCCTGGTGCAGTCTTATTACCTCGTTAGGAAAGTCCCAGCTATCGCCGTTATTCTGCACTACCTCCGTAACGTGTACCGCATTAATTCTACCGGCCTTAGTTACTCGGCTTAATTCTTTTATGAGGTATTCGTACTGTTTTAAAAAGTCCTCCTTTGTATCACAGTTACTAAAATCTCGGTGCGAGCTGCTGTAATTATATAGCCCAGCGAAAGGAGGGCTATATACGCTTAAATCTATACTGCTGTCCGGTAGTGTTGGCATTACTTCCATACAGTCGCTGTTATAAATAGCGTAATTCTCGGTAATTGTTTGTTGTTTTGTCATCTTATAAAAATTTTGGTAGTTCTATTTCTTTGTTAAATTCTCTTTTTTTCTCCGTGTACGTCTCGTTTACATTCTTAGTAAGGTTCTCGTAAAGCTCTATAGCCTTTTGCGTTTTTTGCTGTAGTGCATCTATTACCCTTTTTTGACCGTCGCTAATAACTATATCTATAGTTACTTCCTTGGTTTGTCCAAACCTCCAAAAACGTCTAATAGCCTGGTAGTATTGCTCGTAAGAGAAAGTAGGAAAAATAACCGAGTGGCTACAGTGCTGCCAGTTTAAACCGAAGCTAGTCATCTTTGCCTTAGTTATTATTCTCTTTATCTTTCCTGCGCTAAAGTCCATTAGTATTTGCTCCTTCTTTTCTATTTTCATAGAGCCGGTAATTTCTACCGCTTCCGGATCCATCTCTTTAAGTAGTGCGCTTTCGTTGTTTGTATTGCACCAATATACTGAAGTCTTACCGGCTGCTAGTTCTACAGCTTTACGGCATCGCTCCGCCTCCGTCTGCTTTTGTTCGTGGCGTATCTCGGTCATAGTTTTAGCTACTGGTATTACTATACCTATTTGGCCGTTATGATCGTGCCTAGAAGTATTTACTACCGTATGCGTAACCGTGTTAAGCTTTGGCAATTTATAGCGCTCATCACTATAGCCTAAGTCGCTAGGCATCTTACACATAATAGACCATTGATTCACCCAGGCGAAAAAGTCCTTTTCTGCGTGAGGCTTTAAATAGTACTTCTCGCCTATATTTCTATTACGGCTGTCTATGCTGCTTTGGTTATTCTTAAAAAACTTTGTAAGCATATCAGTATAACCCATATAGCCTAAAGCCTCTGCGCTAGTACCTAGTTCTATAAAGTCATTAGGGCTAGGTGTTGCAGTAGATAAAAACCTATAACGTACCTTTTTTATAAAAGTCGTTATTTGGTTTTTTATCTGCCCTTTGAAGTTCTTTAGTATAGAGCTCTCGTCTAATATAACAGCCTCGAAGTCTTCACTATTAAGCAAGTGTAAGCGCTCGTAATTACAAACTATTATATCTCCTTTTAACTCTCCTTTTAAACTTTGGTATACATTAGGTATATCCATTTTCTCAGCTTCTTTTATAAACTGAAAACCTACCGCTAAAGGTGTAAGTATTAGTACTTTTTTACCGGTATACTCTACTACGTTTTTAGCTATTGCTAACTGTATTAAAGTTTTACCTAGTCCAGTATCCGCAAAAATTGCTATACGTCCTTTTCTTACAGCTCGTTCTATTATTTCTTTTTGGAAGTCAAAAGCTATACTAGGAATGTAAACCGGATCAAAACCGGAGCTAGATAAACTGTGCTTCTTACTTTCTAGAAAATCTAGATAGCTAGTCTTGGTGTCTTTTTTTGTTATGGTAATTCCCATATGTAGTATCTTACTCATAGCCTAAAACCTTAACCACCTTCTGCGGCGCTCGTACTTCCTCACTAAGCCGCCTAAGTTCTTTAGGTGCTTTTGTACCTCGTAGTTATATTCCGTAGCGCTTGCTACTATAACCGTGTTAATGATCTCCCAGCGCGTTTCAGCTAGGTACTTGCTTACATATCTCTTATGTAGCTGCTTTCTAAAATACTTCTTTAGCATCTTTCTTACGTTTTATTTTGCGCTTCTTTGGCTTACGCTTACCGGGGTAAAGCGTAGCCTTCAGTCGCTTGTAGTCCTTATTTAGAGCCTTGCTGTTCTTAGCTATATGCTCTAGTAATTCCTGCTCATTCATAAATAAAAAAGGGGGGCCAGGATAACAACAAACATAACTACTACCTGCCGTATAGAAACGGCAAAAAGAGCCGGCCCCCCTACACCTAACAACATTAACTAAAATGATCTCTAATAATATACTGGCTTAACGGTTTACCCTCTTGGTAGTATTCGCGGTAAACTTCGATAGCTTTAGCTACCTTTTCTTTACCGCTCTTTATAAAGTCTTCGCCCGTGGTAAATATACCTACGTCGTAGCTGCTCTTATCTACTACCAAAAAAGTAAACTCCTCTAACCCGAATAGGTGCGTATAGATTGCAGCTTGTGCATCGTAGCCGAAAGTATAAGCATTATACTTAAACTTGTGTATATCGGCAGTAGTCTTTAAGTCTACTATACGCTGGCCTTTATGTAGTATATCAGCCTTACATCTAAAAGGGAGCCCCATTATATTTCCTATCTGCGGTACTTCCGTAGCAGCTCCATAGATCATCTCGTAAGCCTCCGGGCAGTCTTTAACTGCTTTAGCTACTTTCTTAGCCGTGGCTATCTCTATAGCTGTAAAAGTGTTCTCCGGTCCGTACTCTAGCGCAGCGTCCTTATACGCTTTTGCGGTCCTGGTCTTTACCTCTACTACGTGTAAGCTTTCTTCCTTGTGAGGTTCCAACAGTAGCAAATGTATAAGCTTGCCCTCTCGTAGTGGCTTGGTTTCTACCTGCTCCTCTTGTAAGCTCGCTTGGTAGGCTTTGGGGCTTTGCAGTAGCTTCTTTAAACTGGAGCTGCTTAGTGCTGCCTTGCCTAGATAACCGTAGTAGAATTCATCGTTAAGCATCTGCTCTAATATCTCTACGCGGTCCCATTCCTTACCGTCTAGTAACTTGATCTTCATAACTTGCTCTCGTATTCCTGGGTTATAAAATCTACGTTCGTAAGCTCGCTAATTTGCTTTAGGAGCTGTTGCTTTCTTTTGTCGTCGAGATTGCTCCAGTTACTCCGGAGCATCTCAACGTACATAAAAGCTAACTTTACCTTATCGGTAGTGTAGTTAGTTAAAAACATAACTTAAAAGGGTAAGTCATCAGTTCCAAAAGTAGGAGCTGCCGCAGGTGCTGGAGCCGGTGCAGGAGGTGCTACCGGTGCCGGTGCACTTTCTGCGTGGCTAGCTTGCTGCACTTGTGGCGCTGCGCTTTCCTTTAACCATCCAGCGAAGTAAGTAGATAGGGCTACTATCTGCTCTTTAGTGGCCTTAGATCCATTTAAAAAGGTGCAAGCTGCTTGTAGTGCGTGTTGCTTGCTGTAGTCCTTTCTATTGGAGCTGTAGCTAGTGCTTGCGCCTCCGGTGTTATTGCCGAAAGTGTTACCCATTGGATTAGGTCTATTGACCTTTAGCTTTCCGGGGCCTGGCACTTCGTACTCTACCTCATCGCCGATATTAAAACGGAACTGTGGGCTTTTACTATTTACACTACCGGCTGCGCCGTCGCTTAGTGTTACATCGAAGGTATACAGTATTCCGTACTGTCCTTCCCATTGGCCCGTTGGCTGGGCTGCCGTTACTGTTGCTTTTTGCATTATTATATAATTTAGTTAAACAGTTCTTTTTTAAAAACCCCCAGCCCTTACCTAATAAACCAAACCAATAAAACATAAAGAGCTGGGCCGGGGGTAGTGTTTTAGTAGCCCCCCTTGAGGGGGCTTTGTTTTTTATAAGTATCTCTTTCCGATTGCGTAAGGTATCTTAGTAAATAATAGTTGGTGCTTAGCTGGCATATCTCTTTCAAAAATAAAAGCTTCTTTCTCAGTAGTACAGATTTTTTCTACCTTAATTCCTTTACTTACAAGTGTCATTTTAATTTTCATAGTAGTTATTTGTTGTTGTTTGTTGAGGCTAAGATAAGCGTTTTATTTTCATATATCCAAACGCATAAGTAAAAAAAGTGTATTTATTTTCATAGTGTAAGCTGTAGCCCCTATAAACACTAGCTTATAGCTTATAAAAAAAATGTTACTTCCTGGCGCTCACGCGCTCCAACCCACCTAAAAAAAAGCTCTAGCAAAAAAAAAGTAAAAATAAGTTTAATTACCTATTGCGTAGTTCGTGGAAATAGTGCTTTTTGTCAAACTACTAGAGTAGTACTACGTAGTAGTTACTTAGTTAGATAAATACTGCGTAGCTACTTATAGCTAAAGCTAACGTAGCTACTTGTATTTATTCCTAAGTAGTTTAGTTAGTAGCTAAAAAAAGAAAACTAGCAAAAGAAAAAAAGAGCGAAGGGGTATAGCCCCCAGCTACCGCAGGGGGGATATAACCCGAAGCTATAAAGCTTTAATAAGATACGGCACTGTAATATATTTTAATCTTTATAATAGTTTTGGTGTACTTATATAGGTTGGTTGTTTTTAATTAAAAAATACATACCTTGCGCAAAAGTTATTTAATTATGCGGAATTAAGTAACCTAACAAAGTTTAAAGGCCTGGGGAGTAGAAGCCGCATCTTCGAAACCTTGGCTTATTTTTTATCACTATGAAAAGCTGGACAATAGAAGGCACAAAACACACACCAGTAGAAGTATTTACTGGATCAAGCGAAAACAAGCACGCTACTTACGTAATTAGTGAAATGCAAGTAAAAGGCTGCTCTAGAATGTATCTAGGTATTTTTTTATTCCGAAAGGATGAGAAACGTATTCGTAGAGACTTTATAGCTAACTTCAGGATAGGTCCTCACGGAATACCAAGAGAGGAAGCTGTAGCTAGACTAAAAGCTAAAGCCGAGTAAAAGAGAAGCCCCTAACGGGGCTTTTTTTATGAGGTAGCTATTCTAACAAAAGCCACTAAAATAACTAGGCCTCCAACGTAAACA